ATAACTTTGATGAGATGCAGTTTGCTGAAGCTATTTCTTTACGACAGGTTGGAGTGCCAATACCAGATGATATGATAGTAGAGTACTCGCATTTATCACGTAAAGCAGATGTTGCAGATAGGATTAGAAAAATGCAAGGTACTGCACCGCCAACAGAAGAGCAAATACAGCTACAACAATTCCAAATGGAGTCACAGATCAGAAGTACGCAGCTTGAAATTGCTAAACTAGAAGCAGAAGTAACTAACCTACAGACACAAGCGGCAGTAAATGTTGCTAAAGTAGACCAGATAGAAAATGAACCACAGTTGAAGATTGCTGAATTACAAAGTAAAATTCAAGGTAAACGTGAAGAGCTCGATTTACGTGAGAGATTGTCGCAATTGACAAACGATATGCGTAAGGAACAGAGTGATACAGCAGCGGCAGCTAAGATGGCTACCGAAGCAATGAAAAACTTAGACAAAACAGGAGGTACCGATAATGGCTAAGAACAACCAAGAAGCAGAATTAGATGTCGTGTTAGAGGGCATGCCCGGAGCAGACCCAAAGACCGAAGAAGACAATGAAGTCTTTGAAGTCGATATGAATTTTGAAACCCCAGACGACGAAGAAACTCAGGAGGAGGAAAGCGATGAAGATGTCGAAGTTGAAGAAGAATCACCTGAAGAGCCTGAAGAGGAAACAGAAGAGGAAGACTCTGAAGTTACAGACGGAGACGAAGAAGATTCAGGAGAAGAAGAATTACTGGCAGAAAATGAGGGAGATACACAGCAATCTGAGGGACCAGATGAGGCAGGACTTGCTCAAAAAGAACCAATGATTCCTAAGTCTAGGTTTGATGAAGTATTAGCAAAACAAAAAGCTTTACAGAAAAAACTAGATGAAGCGTTAGCGCCTAAAGTAGAAGACGTAAAAGAAGCTCCAGAGTTTGATTTTGATACTAAAGAAATAGAATACCAAACTTTAGTTATGGAAGGTGAGACTGAAAAAGCTACTCAATTACGAAGCCAAATTAGACAAGCAGAGAAACAACAAATGATGTTTGAGATGCAAGCTAAGATGGGACAAACAGTGGCTCAATCTACTGAACAACAACAACTACAAACAAAAGCGTTAGAGCTAGAAGCTGCATACCCAGAATTAAACCAGGCTAACCCAGAGTTTAACCAAGATAAAACTAATGAAGTTTTAGAGCTAAGAGATGCTTATATGGTACAAGGTTTTACAGGAGCAGATGCTTTAGAAAAGTCAGTTAAAATTCTTATGGGCAACCAAACAGTAGAAAAACCCGTACAGAATACTGCTACTAATAAAAAAATTGTAGAAAAGAAAAAAATAGCTAACACTAATAAAAAAGTAGAAGCAGCTGAAAAACAACCACCTGCTATGAAAGGCAAAAACAAAACAGACAAAAAAGTAGATATAGATAATTTATCTATAGATGAGTTTGATGCTTTGCCTGCTGAAACTTTGCGCAGAATGCGTGGAGATTTCGGATAAATTGTGTTATCTTAAAAATAAGTTCGCACGTAAGAGCGATATCTTACCAGGGTCGTTCCTGTAAAACATACGTTTTCGCCAGCGCAGGGCGTTAAACTGGCCGGATTCGTACCCGTAACTTACGAGAGCGTTGCCCCAACGACAAAGGGTACACGGATAAAAGTCGCTCCAATAAGTCGACTGGTTATTAAACTTTAATGATAAGGAGAAATTATCATGGCAAATACAAACTTTGCTTCTCTAACCAGTGAACAATTAACGATCTGGTCAAGAGACTTCTGGCGAGTAGCTAGAAATATGTCCTTCATTAACCAATTCGCAGGTAGCGGATCCAATGCTATGGTTCAGAGAATATCTGAGCTTACTCAATCAGAAAAGGGAGCAAGAGCTGTTTTAACACTTTTAGCTGACATGACTGGTGATGGTATCGTTGGTGACAATACTTTAGAAGGTAATGAAGAGGCTTTAAGAGCGTTCGACATAGTCGTAACGATTGACCAACTAAGATTTGCTAACAGACTATCTGGTAGAATGAACGACCAGAAATCTGTTGTAAACTTTAGGGAACATTCAAGAGATGCACTTGCTTACGCAATGGCTGACAGAATGGACCAATTAGCATTCCTTACTTTAAGTGGTATCGGATATAACCTGAAAAACAATGGAGCATTAAGACCTTCAATGAATTCAGGCCAAAATCTAAACGACTTAGAGTTCTCTAGCGATGTAACAGCACCAACTTCTAATAGACATAGAAGATTTGATGCTACTAATGGTATCGTGGCTGGTGATGTTACTGCAACTGTTGCAGCTGACAAACTAAGCTATGGCGCTATTGTTGATCTAAAAGCTTATGCTAAAGACCAATACATCAGAGGCCTAAGAGGTGCAGGAAACGAAGAGATGTTCCATCTGTTTGTTACTCCACAGGTAATGGCTGACCTAAAACTTGATTCAGACTTCCTTGCTAACGTAAGACAGGCTGGAGTAAGAGGACCGGGTTCAAGCTTATTCTCAGGTTCTTCAAGCCTAATGGTTGACGGAGTTATGATCCATGAGTTCAGACATGTGTTTAACACAAACTCTGCTACAAGTGGAGCATCATCTAATGCCGGAGCAGCTGGATACAAATGGGGCGCTAACGCTGACGTTAACGGTTCTGCATGTATCTTTGCGGGTGCACAAGCACTAGCAATGGCTGATATTGGTATCCCAGAAATAGTCGAAGACACATTTGACTATGGAAACCAAAACGGTATTTCAATTGGTAAAATATTCGGTCTTAAAAAGCCTAAGTATCATTCAGACCATACAGGTCAGTCTGAAGACTTCGGTGTAATAAGATTAGATGTAGCTTATTAATTGTGGTATATTTTATGGGTGGCTGTTATGGCCACCTATATTTAAGGAGTAAAAATTATGTGGATAGTATCAAACGAAGATAAAGCCGTAGCCTCTACTTGGGGCGCAAGTGTATATTTAAAAGCTGGCGAACCAAAACAAGTAGGAAACGACTTAGGGTTGTTATGTTTACAAGCAGGATGCACAGAAGTAAAAGACGGAGGTAAACCTGCTAAGGCAGAACCCGTCATAGAAGAAGTTGTAGAAGTTGTAGAAGTAGTAGAAGAAGTTTCTATAGATTTAGAAGCAATGACTAAAGTGCAACTAGAAGAATACGGTCGTACAATTGGGATCGAACTTGATAGACGCAAGAAAAAAACAGATTTAATTGCAGAACTAGAAGCTGCACAATAGAGGATGAATTATGGCAGGGACACTTACAGGTAGTAATATATTAAGCAGGATTAAAGATATCCTACAAGACACCACCAGCGTTAGGTGGCCTGAAGCTGAATTACTCAGGTATTTAAACGACGGACAAAGAGAGATTGTAAACTTTAGGCCCGAGTCTTCTGCTACTACATCTAGCGTACAACTTGTAGCGGGTACAAAACAAACACTACCTAGTGCAGGTCTTAGGCTAATTAAAGTAGTAAGAAACATGTCCGCAGCAAGCGGCAGTGCTACAGGTAAAAGAGCAATTAGAATTGTAAACGTTGATATATTAAATACACAAGAACCTGATTGGCATGATCCAACTGTTAGTGGGGATGCAGCTCATACTACAATAGTTAAACACTATATCTTTGATGAAGACGACCCAAGAAACTATTATGTCTATCCAGGCGTAGCAGGTAACGCGTTTGTAGAAGTTGTATTTTCAGCTTCCCCAACAGACCTAGCTAACGGTAGTGCAACTATTTCAGTAGATGATATTTATGCAAACGGCATAATAGATTATGTTCTATTTAGGGCTTACCAAAAAGATTCTGAATACGCAGGTAATGCACAAAGAGCTCAGTCTCATTACCAACTGTTTTTAAATTGTGTCGGACAGGGTTCACAAGCCCAGGAGCTACTAAGCCCGAACAACGACAGAACTAGTAATATAGGAGCAGCTCCAAACTTACCGCCCGTAGCAGCACCAAGACAAGGAGGCTAGAATGGCAAGTTACTCTTCTTTAGTAAAAGAAGTTTTACCTTACGTTCCTTTTTGCCCCGACAGTTTAGTTGAGGCTAATTTACGTTCGGCTACTATAGAATTCTGCGAACGTTCTAAAGCGTATGTATTAGACATGGACGCTTTTAACACCATTTCAGGTGTTTACGAATACGATTTTGACATCCCTACTGGTACAGAAGTACATCAAGTACTGTTAATGACGTATAACGGTAGAGACATGGATCCAATAAGCCCGCGTAGTTTAGAATTAAATTACCCGGATTGGAGAGAGCGCACTGGACAACCGCACGTATACTTACAAAAAACAGCAAGCACATTTTGGCTTGTGCCAGTTCCAAGCAGTTCTGAACCAGTTTTAGCTAGTGTAGCTTTAAAACCATCTAGAACTTCAAATAACATTGATACTGCAGTATCTAATCAATATAGAGATGCTTTAGTATATGGCACTTTATACAGGCTACTTCGTATGCCAAACAGAGAATGGACCGATGTAAGTGCAGCTAGAGAGTATTTAGCACAGTTTAATATGGAAATTATGCAAGCAGAGCTACGTGCAAGAGGCGGAGATCTGGGCGTAAAACGAACAGTAAAATACAAAGGAATAGGTAAGCCAAGGAGGCGCTATGGAAGATACGGAAAGGAGATCGACTACTAATGTCTTTGTTGAACCGGTGCTTACTGACATACGTTCCACGTGGAACATTGTAAAACCAGGTTTAGAAAGTATATTAGCAGACAATCCCAGTCTAACCTTTATCCCAGAAGATGTTTATAGTGAGTGCGTAAATGAAAGAGCGTTTTTATTTACCTCTCCAGTAGGGTTTTTAGTACTTACTACCGAAATTGATAGGTACACAAAAGACAAGACATTGTATATGTGGATAGCGTATACTTACAGTAAAGGTAGTGGACAATGGCTAGACCACAAGAACTGGATTAATAAACTAGCTAAAGGGTCTGAGTGTAAGTATATAGAAGCTCAGTCACACGTACCAGAGTTGGAACCTTACGCGATAAGTAAGGGTTGGAATTTAGATACAAGAGTTTATAGGAGAAAAGTAGAATGAGTAAACCAAAAAGCTCAGATTACAAAGAGAGTGAAGTAGATAAAGTCAATGCTGCTGTAGCAATGGCGGATAAAAAATACTTTAGAGAAAACTATCTACCAAAACAAAGAGAATTTCTAGAAAGGTCTTTTAACCAAGAATCTGGATTAATGAGTATGGGCGAAGGTAGGGCCCAGGCTGATACCATGCAAGCTCTTACTCAAAACCCAAACCGAAGAGCAGTAGGTGCTGTAGATGCACAAGCTGATTTAGCTTCAGCTGCTTCTGCTCAACAACTACAAGGTACAGCCCAAGGTCTTGTAGGTGCAAGAAGTGACCAAATTGCAGGAATAAAAAGCGCAAACCAAATGGCGTCTCAAACAGCAGCCGGTTTATCGCAAGCTTCTAAAATTGCTACTACTGATACTCTTAATAAAGCAAAAGCAAAACAAACAAGAAACTCAGCTTTAATAGGGGCAGCTACAAAACTAGGTGTACAAGCAGGTAGAAACTACAGTCAATATAGAGCAGCTGAAAGTGTAAACACGCAAGAAGTTGACAAACCAGAAGCGGAACAAAATCTAATACCCATGACTGAAAATGCCGGGCTATTTAAAATTGTTACAGGAAGAGGACTAGGGTAATGAGCTTATACAATAACATGAGATCTAGACAAGACTATGCTGGCGGGTTACAGAATGTACAAGACCCAGATAAAGCTTTTGCAGGAATGCTGCGCCAAGACTATAACGACTACATAGCTAATTTTAGACAATATGAAAACCAACTACTTGGTATGACTGACGATACTACACTTATTGATAGGTCTAGAGAAAACGCTGAGAAACAAGCAGAAATAGCAGCGGGCGTACAATCAAGAAACTTAGAAAGATATGGTGGCGGCGGGTTATCTGGCGCACAACTCCAAGAACAACAAAGGTCCGCACAAAGAGGTAATCAGTTATCTTTAGCAGGCACGGTAAATAATGCAAGAGTACAACAAAGGGAAATGAACCAAGCTTTATTACAAGAACTAATAGGAGTTGGCCAGGGCGTAAACGCTAGGGCTTTAGAAGGGTTAGGCACTGCGGCCCAGGGTGCAGTAGCAAGAAGAGGAGCATATAAGCAAGCAAAAGCAAACTATTCTTCTCAAATGACTAATATGGGAGCTT